AGGAACTAATCCATCGTATGATAATACAATGGATTATGTAACTATATCCTCGACAGGTGATGCTACTGATTTTGGAGACTTAGTTGCGGCCAAAAAAGATGGTGGCGGATGTTCTTCTCACACTAGAGCTATATGGGGAGGAGGATCTACTTCAGCTCCTACAGAAGTTGCAACGATGGACTATGTTACTATTGTAACCACTGGTAATGCTGCTGACTTTGGAGATTTAACAGATGACAGACGTGCAATTTCAGCTGCAGCAAATAGCGTAAGAGGTATTTGGGCAGGGGGATATGATGCTCCTTCAAGAATTGATGTTATTGATTATGCTACTATAGCTTCTATGGGTAATGCCATAGACTTTGGAAATTTAGCTACTGCAGTATCAGGCCCAGCTATGACTGCTTCTCCTACAAGAGCAATAATGGCAGGTGGATATTCTCATCCTGGTGGAGAAGTTAATACAATACAATATGTCGAAATTGCAACTACTGGTAATACAGTCGATTTTGGAGATTTAACAAGTACTCTAGAAAGTGCTCAAGGCCTTTCATCTTCAACAAGAGGAGTAGTTTGTGGAGGATATGATGCACCAGTTAAGATTACTACACTTCAATATGTTGATATAGCTTCACAAGGTAATGCTATCGATTATGGAGATTTATCTGTAGCTAGAATGGTTTTATCTACTTCTTCAAATTCAGTTAGAGGAGTTTGTGCTGGTGGCAGTCTTAATCCTGATTCTAGTGATTCAAATACTATAGATTATTTTACTATTTCTAATGGAGGAAATGCTTTAGATTTTGGAGATTTAACGGCAGCTCGTGGTAATCTTAGCAGTGGAGCTTCTAATACTCACGGTGGTCTTAATGACGGGTATCAAGGAACGAGACCTTTACCTGCAGGAAGTGGAAGAGCATTATTTGGAGGGGGTATTCAACCCGCATCAACTAATGTTATAGATTTTATAACTATGAGTACGCTAGGTAATGCTCAAGACTTTGGAGATTTAAGATTTAATCGTTATTATCATTCTGCTTTTGCAAGTTTGACACGATTCTTTTCAATGGCAGGTGTTGATGGCACAGGTGCTACATCTCATACAAATGATATTGAAATTGTAAATTTTGCTTCAAAAGGTAATTCTTCATTTTTTTCTGATGGAACAGTAACCAATAGACAAATGACAGGATTTTCAAATTCAACTCGTGGAGTTTCAGGAGGAGCATCTTCGCCTTATATTAATGTTATTGAATATGTAGTTCTTGCAAGCGTTGGAACTGATGGTTTAGACTTTGGAAATTTATCCTCTAATCGTAGTTATATGGGAGGTTTTGCATCTCCAACCAGAGGCGTATTTGTTGGAGGTTTCGCTCCTGGCGCACAGGTGAATATTATGGAATATATTACCATTGCCTCAACAGGTGATACTACTGATTTTGGAGATTTAACGCAGACAGCTAGAAATTGTGGTGGAATGGCTTCGGAGACACGAGGTTTAAGATTTTCAGGAGAGAGTGGAGGATCTTTTACTAACGTCATAGACTACGTTACTATAGCATCAACAGGAGATGCATCTGATTTCGGAGATGCAACAGTCGCAAGACAGGATGCAAGCACTGCAGCAAGTTTTACAAGAGGAGTTGGAGCAGGAGGACAGTCTCCTGGTTATAATAATACTATGGATTATGTAACAATAGCTTCAACAGGAGACGCTGCTGATTTTGGGGATTTAACTGTAAGTGCGTCTCATCATGAAGGATCCTCTGATGCACATGGAGGTTTAGCTTAATGGGTAATGTTTGGGACATAAAAGCTAGATACAAAGCTGCGATGAATGCTGAGATTGGTGGGCAAAGATGTATTATTGCTGGTGGTTCATCACCATACAACGCTACAGTAGATTATTTTAATATAAGTATTTTAGGCAATGCTGCTGATTTTGGAGATCTATCTGTTATAAGATCAACTACTGGATGTTCTTCTTCTACAAGAGGAGTTTGTATGATAGGAGAAAATCCTGATGCAGGTGGAGTTAATGTTATAGATTATTGTGAAATAAATACTTTAGGAAATTTTGCAGATTTTGGTGATTCTACCAGTACATTAACTAATGCAGGAGGATTAAGTAATGCCACTCGTGGCATTCGTGCAGGTGGAGGAACTCCAGATTCAAACGTGATGGATCACATTACTTTTACAACAACAGGTAATGCCATTGATTTTGGAGATTTAAGTGTTGCACGAAAAGCGTTTATCGGAACTGGTGCAAATCCAACCCGAGGTATTATGGGTGGTGGAAGTGTTCCAGGAACATCTAATGTTATAGATTATGTGTCGATAGCATCTGCAGGTAATGCTGTTGACTTTGGAGATTTGTCCGCTGCAGGTATGTATAATAGTAATAATAATACAACAAGTCGAACAAAAATGCTTTTTGGCGGTGGTCCTTCAAGCAATGTAATTGAATCTATCACTATTGCTTCAACAGGTAATCCAACTGATTTTGGAGATTTAACAGCTTCAAAATTTTATGTTGGCGGTACTTCAAATTCAGTAAGAGTTGTTTTTGCAGGAGGCGGAACTCCATCACATACAAACGTTATAGAATACGTAACGATAGAGACTTCTGGAAATGGTGCTGACTTTGGAGACTTAACTGCAACAAAATATGGAAACAAAGGATGTATTTCTGCTAGTCACGGAGGAATTAATCAAGATGTACTACAACGCCCATCCGTCAACTATATGCCTGGAAGTGGAAGAGCAGTTACTTGGGGAGGATATACAGCTCCTGGTTTTACAAAAAACATAAGTTACATTCATATTCCTACTCTTGGAAATGCAGTAGACTTTGGAGATATGGTTAACAATAGCAGATTCACTGCTGGAATATCATCTTCTACTCGTGGAATGAGTTCAGGTGTTGATACTGCTCCAGGTGTGGCTAATCGAATAGAATATTTTGAATTTGCATCCAGAGGCAACGCAGCAGATTTTGGTGATACCGTAACTGCTCATGGTGTAGGCGGAGGACATGGTAGTCAAACTCGTGGAGTAGATGGTGCTTATGCAACACCAAGTGCTTCTGATGGCATAGATTATATAACAATAGCAACAGTAGGTAATGCCTCTGATTTTGGAGATTTAACTTCAGCTCGATATGGAGGTGGAGCTTGTGGTTCAACAACTCGTTCAGTTTTTGGAGGAGGTGCTCCTGGTCCCTCAGATGTGATGGACTACATTACAACTGCAAGCACAGGTAACGCAAATGATTTTGGAGATTTACTCGCTGGTCGTGGAGGTGTTTCTGGTACATCAAGTTCAATAAGAGGACTTTTTGCTGGATCAAATACACCTGGTGAAAGTAATGTCATTCAATACATAACAATTGCATCTACAGGTGACGCAACGGATTTTGGAGATTTATCAGCAGCAACACAAGGGTGTGCATTAACTTCAAATAAAACTAGAGCAGTCAGAATGGGAGGAGAAAGCTCTCCTGCTGGAGCTGTTAATGTTCTGGAATATGTTACAATTGATACAACTGGAAATACCGCTGATTTTGGTGATCTGCCTGCTGTTAAACATTCTATATCAGGTAACAAAGCATCAGATTCTCATGGTGGACTTTAATATTAGATTATAATATAAATCCTAAATGGAAAATAAAGATGAACTATTACAAATTTTTCCTATCCCAGTGCTTATATGTAAATATAAAAACTCAATTGAAGAAGAATTTAAGTTTATTGAAAAATTAAGATACATCGAACAAAAAGAAAATAGAAATTTTAAATCAGATGATACTTATTTATTAAAACATAAAGAGTTATTTAAGATTAAAGATTTTATTTACGAAAGTTTAAATAAGTACACGCAAAATATTTTACAAACTAAACAACGTTTAGTAGTGACACAGGCTTGGACTAATCGCAATCCACCCAATAGTAAACATCATGATCACGTACATCCCAATAGTATTATAAGTGGTGTTTTTTATTTTAAACAATCCAAGACATTACCACCTATTCAATTTAGTAAATCTATACAAGATTCTTTTAAATTAAATCCTGAAAAATATAATCAATTAAATTCAGAGACTTTTTTATTACCAATGGTAGATGGAGAACTTGTATTATTTCCAAGTAGCTTAAGACACGCAGTTCCTATTAACAAAGGTAACGATACAAGATATAGTATGTCTTTTAATACTTTTTGTATTGATGAATTAGGCAGCAAAGATTCGTTAACTCATTTAAATATTAAAGCACTCTATGAATAAAGTTGACGATTATATTTTTGTAACTAATATTATACCTAAAGATTTATGTGAATCCTTAATTGATGAATGTAATAAAAAAGAATGGAAAAAACATACGTGGAATAATTACGCAGCAGGAACATTTGAATCTGAATCAACAAAAGAATTAGATGTGATGTCTTGTACGCAAGAACAACAAAATAAAATAACTCCTTACTTAATTAAAGCACTAGAAGAATACCAAATAAAGTATTCAACGGAAGGAGAAAAAACTCAAAGTCCTTGGCTAACTAAATTTTCTCCTATACGATTTAATAAATATGTTATAGGAACTACAATGAGAAAACACTATGATCATATTCATAGTATTTTTGATGGAAAAATGAAGGGTGTACCTATCATATCCATTGTCGGTCAATTAAATGAGGATTATGAGGGTGCAGAATTTTATTGCAGAGAAAAAAAAATTAGGTTAAAAACAGGGGATATACTGTTATTTCCATCTAACTTTATGTACCCACATGAAGTTAAAGAAGTAACAAAAGGTGTTAGATATTCATTTGTAAGTTGGGCGTTTTAAATATGCAATTACTTTTATCATTACAAAAAGATTACGAATCAAAAATTATTGAAGCTGATTTTCAGATTAAACTGTTTACAACTAATCCTTTAGCTGTAGCAGGTCATTCTAATCATGCTGAGGTTTTAGATAAATGGATTAAGATTAAAGCAGAAAATACAGAAAAGCTAAAAGAAATCTTAACTTATTTACCTAAATCAGATAAGCCTAAAAAAGATGGCAAATAACTATAAATTTACTGGAGTAGCATTAGCTACAACTTCTGAAACAACTTTATTAACTGCAGCAGCTGATACTACTGTTTTAATAAGATCTATTAGAGTTACTAATAATACTTCTAATACACCTACTATCTCATTAGACTTATCTGATGATTCAGCAAGTACTGAGTATACTATTTTAAAAACTCAAACACTTGCAGCTAATACAGGTGTAGAATTATTATCAGTACCTTTAGTACTAGAAGAATCTGATGCACTAAAAGCAACAATGAGTTCAACAGATTCAACACATATAGGAATAAGTTACTTAGTGATTTCGTGATCCAATTAATTAACATACCAACCAAAAGTGTTGATGAGGCTTGGGGGGTAGTTAGAACCGATATAGCCAATGCTTTAACACGTTCTAACGGATATGCTTTATCAGAGCATATTAAGAAATGGATTATAGAAGAAAAGATGCAGCTCTGGATTCTTTGGGATCAAGAAGCTGACAAAGAAAAGTATTACGGAGTTGTTGTAACTGAAGTAATACAA